TAATCGCCAGGAGCGCTCAGAGCCTCTCAATCCTCGCGACCCAGTCAGCATCTTCAACCTCAGCACCATTCCCCCAGATATCATGCGGCCCAACTTCGAGATTGATAACGATTACATGTAAACAACGCGCTTCACTCCTGTTTTTTAAACCAGAAATAATAGAAATGGACTTTAAGACCACCACGACCGAGTGGATTGCTTTAAAAGCCCAACTCGCCGCAGCTCGCAAAGATCTTGGAACGTTGAATCAACGTGAAAAGGAGCTTCGCAAGCTAGTGACTGAACACATGGCTCGGAACGAGATTGACACAGTCAAAGTTCACGAAAAAATCAAGGTAAATTTCAAAAAGAGCAAGAAGAAGGGATCACTGACGAAGGATGTCATCAAGACTGGTCTGCGACTGTTTTTTGGCGGGAACGAGGCACAGGTCGAGGGGGCATTTAACGCCATCCTCGATGCAGCACCTACCCGTGAGGTTAACGGAGTTACCGTTACTGGTCTAAAGGTCTGAGTCTCTTAATTTATAAGAACATGGTTTTCAAAAAAGAATCATTCGGGCTTGATGCGCCCACCACCAAACTATGGGACACGGCGGAACTCGCGTACGATTCAGAAGAGTCGAACGACGAGCCGGACCCCCTCCATCCAGAAGACTGGCAAGACTGGTACTCGGAGCAACTCTTGGATGCATGGGAAAAGATTCGAGAATATGCAGATTCGCATTATCTAAATCTTCGGACAACATATCCCAAGTTTGTAGAGTTTGTAATGGAACCACATAGGTATTTTGACCCAATTCCACCTACACACGTAGAAGAAGACATGTGGAACATTGTGTGCCGTGTTCCCGTAATTTCCGATAGGATCATAGATATAAACTTTTTCACATGGGTCCGACAAAATATAGATCGTCATTGTAATGTTTGATGTGACAGGACCCAAGGTTCTCGTCCCGTCCATACTATTTGCAGTTATGAACCCCAGCCTGTTTGGAACACACAAGCACGTTGGCGTTCATGCCTTTTTATTTTCAATTTTGTATTTTTTAATTTGTAAATTTGTGGTCAAGGTCACAGTGACTAAAATGGATTTGATCACGACGACAATTCTTTTCATTCTCTTGACTCCCGATGTGCTTTTATCCATTCCTAAACACGGAGGACCAACGACCCTTCTGGTTCACACGACTGTATTCGCAATTGTCTTCGCTTTTATACGTGGAATATTTCCAGAATACTATTAAGTATGGTTACCCATCTATCTATAGGACCAGGTGCCATGGGATTTTATCTGTATCTCGGATACATTTCACAATTAAAAGACAGTGGAAAATTGAATGAACTCGAGGAAATTGCAGGGGCATCAGCAGGTTCTCTCGTTGGATTCCTGTACTGTCTCATGAAAGGTGACATTCGAAAAACTCTTGAATGTTCATTAAAAGTTCCTGTAAAGGATGCAATGAAACCAAATTTAAAAATTCTAATGAAAAAATTTGGATTAATTTCTCCAATTAAAATTCGTAAAATTATGTCTGACATTTGTTTGACAGAATGTAACAAAACAGATATTACGTTTAATGAATTATATGAATTGTATCCCATAAAATTGCATGTAACTGCATATTGCATCCAGCTCGAAAAGACAAAGTACTTTAGCGTGGACACCACACCCGCCCTAAGTGTTCTTGACGCTATTTGTGCGTCTATAGCTATTCCATTTCTTTTTTCGACCGTGAAGCTAGGTGATGGAATGAATTATATAGATGGAGGAACAGTTGAATCGACCCCATCAAGTGCGTTTATAGGTAAAAAGAATGTTCTTGCGGTTGGTTTGAGCTTTTCAGAATGGAATTCAGACGTGAAGGACATTAAATCATATGCGCTCAGTCTCTTGTACACAACTATGAAGCTCAGGTACGAATACCCAGTCCCTACCCACAGACTCGTGATTCGAGATGACGTGTTCGACTTTGGTGCGTCAAGCGAGAGCAAGCTCCGCATGTACACATGCGGGTACAGTCAACAATTTTCTCAATAAATGTAAATGCACGCAGATCTCCGGAAGGCGCATGTCCGCAAGCTCACGGCCAAGCGCATTTCAGTCAAGGGGTCCGCGGCTCGCCCGGGGTACTCCTACGTGCGTAAAGCCAAGACCGTGTCTGTCCGGGGCGTTCCAGCGTATGACGTGGGAACTATCGGAAAGTCCAAGGTTCGGATAGGTCCCCTTAAGCACGGTATGCTCACCCGTTTTGGATACCACCCAGTCGAGGCAAAGACCAACCGCCACAAGGCGCTCATGAAGGCTATCAATGTTGGAAAGGAGGACCCTCACGCCGTCGTGCGCCGCCTCGTAGCCATCAGCACGCTGACCAAGCGCATGGCCCCTCGTGCATCGCGTATTTACAAGGCTGATTCCAGGTGGGTCCATGAAAAGTACGCCTCCAGATTTAAAAAATAAACTAATAGTAAATGCCACCTTTGAGTCTTAGGTACAGAAAACGAATGGCGGCGGCGGCAAGAAGACAGGCACCCGCAAATATATTTTATAACGCCAAAACAAATTTCAATAACAATGGCTCGTTATCTCAGAATATTAAATTAGGAAATAATTCAAATATTCATTCTATACTTCGTACAAAGGATCCTAATTGGCTTGTGCATCAGAGTCCGACTACGCTTGGCGGTATAGCTAAATCATATGGGTTATCAGGTAAGGCTCGATCCATGTTCATAGGTATAATGTTGATTTCGGCTCGAATAGTGAATGGTCAAACTGTTCCAGCAACTCTTACAAAAAACACTCTAAGTGGTAACTCTAAAGTTTCAATTTATAACCAAAATAAATCTTCATTCGTTCCACGCCCCGAAGATGTTCAGAACTCTTTGCAGTCGGCGTTAGTTTCTATATCATCTAGTACTTCTTCCGAAAAATTTTCATGCTCATATAAAACATCAAATGCCGAGTGGAAAGCTGCATCAAGAGCTAAAAATTGGATGGGAAGAAACACTAGTGAGCAAGAGTTGAACAGGTTACGCCGTGCACAGGAAACTGCATGTAACGCAGAAAGAGAACAAAAGTCCAAAGAAGTTATAGTAATCGGAGAAACTGCAGGAAAAGCCATAGCTTCTGTTTATACTCACGGTCAAGAGGAACTCACAAGAGCTCAACTCAAAAATTTACAAACTAGAGCGAACGCAGAAGCTGAAAGAGCTCTTCGAGCTGAAAAGGCTGCGGCGAACGCAAAAGCCGCATTAAATAAAGCCCAAGAAAAACACGCCAGAAACCTGGTGGAGGAACGTGCAAAGGCGAAAAACGAGGCTGAAAAGGCGGCTATAGCACGTCAAGCAGCTATAGAAGCCGAGAAATTTCGTAAAAGTTTAGCCGGAAGACTCGCTCGTGCAAAGGGGGCGTTTTTAGGAGGATTGGCGAATGTCGGAGGAGCCGCCGGAGAAACTTTGGGTTCCACGGCTGGAATTTTCTCAACAACTGCACGTTGGTTAAAAGGGAGTATCCCAGTAATTGTGGTCACGGCTGTAAGCGCTGCACTGTTGGCCGGTGTAGGATTTGTCAATTTTTGGACGGGAGGATCTATACGCCGAGCTTTAAAATTAATTAAAGATATTTCAAAGAGTACAAAATCTGAAAGTGCAGAAACAACTGCCAGAAGGTTAGCAAGTAACATCAAAGAGGCGGTCCCTATGAATTCGCCCCCACGAGCCGCCAACCAGAGACAGTCCCCTCGAGTCGCCAACCAGAGACAGTCCCCACGAGCCGCCAACCAGAGACAGTCCCCACGAGCCGCCAACCAGAGTCCCCCAAAAAGATTAACCGTGTTCAAGTTTTCATCCCCAAATAACAACGCAGCTCGCAGACAGGCTCGAGCGAGACGTTTTGCTTAAACCCAAGACGCGTTAACCTATCAATGGATAAGTTCCTCAAAAACATCGCAGAGAACATCTGGGCCTCCCTCGGCCCAGGCTATTCCGAATCCTCATGCCGTCGTGCGCCGCCTCGTCGCCATCAGCACGCTGACCAAGCGCATGGCCCCTCGTGCATCGCGTATTTACAAGGCTGATTCTCGCTGGGTCCACGAGAAGTACTCGAAGATGTTCGGTCGGAAGTAAAATATTTGGTTATTTTATGGCGAACGCCCCGAAAGATGTGATCATAAAAGAAAATGTAAGAATACCATCAATTTTGAAAAAGTTTATAGAAGACGGAATGACTGATTTATA